CCACTGGAATAACCGCGCCCTGAGTATCGTCAAACGTGCCCAGGTGAATATGTAGCGACTGAGCGAGACGAATCACCTGTCGAACGACGTTCCCGTCCGGGTCGTAGGCCCACGAGTCATTACCCATAGACCTATACATCTGCCCCATGAGGTCTAGCGGGGTGGCGCGCTGAGTGTCCAGCGGTCCACACCGTGACTCGAGATAGCCGGGGTAAAAGTAGATATTGTCGATACCGCTACCAGCCGCTTTTCCATAATCGCGGAGACGGATAGCGCGGGTTAGTAGTTGCTCTTGAGGCCACTCACTCTCAGTTACGGTACGAGAGCCCATGTCCGCGGTACGGTCTGCACCGTCCAGGGTAATCTCCCAACGTTGCTCGCCCTGAGGGCCCGTGTTGCTCATCGGCCGGGCGAGCGCACGAGAGACGCGCCCGCGGAACTGTGTCCAGGTTTGAGTTTCGTATGTCTTGTCGTTGGTCCCCTCGAGGCGTACCTCGAGAGTCTGTCCAATCGCTTGAGATGTGCGAATCAACTCAGCCCATTTACCCGTGGAGTCCGCTATATGTAGACGAATTGACGCGGGTTCCGCGTCGGAATCGTGGTAATCAGCGCGCCCCCACTTAATCTCGAATCCACGAATAGCGACCGGCTCCCGGTCCAGGGCATACGTAGAGCACGCGACGCGGCGGCCATTAATGTAAACGGATGGCTTAGGCGTTACAGCCATTGAGCACCTCCCCCGGCGGCGAGGCGGCCTCCGCGCCCGCGGCCATCCGATTTAAGCGCGTCCCTGATTTGCTCAGCAACGGCGCGGGGGTCGACAATACCGGACCCGTCCACATTAATAATCACCCTGTTATCCACATTGACCGGGGCGGGCGAGCTACCGCCTGAGAGCACGCCACCAATAGGGCTAAACGTAGCGGGCCCCGCGGCGGTAAGCATGGCCCCGCCAGCGGCTGAGAATTGAACCGCGCCGCCCGTGAGCTTTCTCATCCATCCAGGCGGCGACGGGAACCGGATACGGCTAATCGCGCTAATGACGTTTTCGATGAAACCAATGAGTTGACGTAGCGGCCATGTGAGGATATCGACCGCGCCCTTAGCGATACTCATGGCGGTACGGAATGCACCACCAACACCACCTACGCGGCCAATGACCTCGCCAATTTTGTGAATGACTCCCATTACCGCGTTTTTAGCGAGGTCGAATGCAGCCTTAGCGAATCGACCCGCGGCCTGTACCGCGTTTCGGAAAGTCTCGCTCTTGTTATAGGCGACTACGAGCCCGGCCGCTAGGGCGGCGATGGCGAGTACCACGATGGCAATAGGGTTAGCAGACATGACGGCGTTTAGAATCGCCTGTCCTGCCGCCATCATAAGGGTGGCGGCTCGGGCGGCCATCATAGCGCCGCGCTGGATGGCGAGCTGAGCTACTACGCGGGCCGTTGTGAGAGTCCAGGCAATACCGATACGAGCGAGGTTAACTACCCATGCGGTAGCGGCGCGGGCGGCTCCTAGTGCCCACTGGATACCGGCTCGAGCCCCGTGGATGGCAGACTGAGCGGCGGCCATAGCCCACGCTCCCACCATACGGGCGACGTTAGCGACCCATGCGGCCGCGGCGCGGGCGGCGGCGGCGACCCACGCGGTAGCGGACCGGGCGGCGGCCGCGGCGTTACCTAGAATCATCTGGCCTCGGATGACGGCCATCGACGTGTTCAGGCCCGCCCATGCGGTCTTAATACCAGTAACGATAGTGGTAACAGCGCGATAGCCCTTAATAGCGAGTAGCGCGAGGTTGATAGCGGCAGCGGCTCCCACAATTGCCCCGGCCATTGCGGTAAATAACTGGGGGTGCTCTTTCACGGCGCTAGACATGCCAGCGAGCTTTTCCGCGGCCTGAGTGACAATAGGCAGGAATGCCTCACCTAGCGAGGCCTTAGCGTTTTCCCAATTAGCGGCGGCGATTTGCGCTGAGCCCGCGGCGGTGTCTGTCTCGCGCTGGAAATTGCCCATAGCGTCCGCTGATTGTTCAGTCAGCATAGCGAGCAACTCTTGAGTTTCCGCGGTTTTCAGCGCCTCACCCTCGAGGCCGTCCAGGCCCTTAGCGGCGAGCCGGGCGTTAATGTCGCTCTTCTTAATCGAAATGCCGTAGCGCTCAACTGGATCATATTCACCACGGAAAGCAGCAGAGAGGGCTTCTACGGCGTCCGCGGTAGTACCTCCGAACATTGAGGCGAGGTCCGCGCCCATTGTGATGAGTTTATCCGTAGTGGGTACGAGGTCCTCTTGAGCGGTTCCTAGATTTTTAAGCTGAGAGCCAATGACTGAGGCGAACTCTTGATACTGATTAGCGGATAGACCTACCGCCCCGGCCGCGTCCGCGGCGAGTTTCTTAATCGCGGTCGACTGATTTTTAAATACAGCCTCAACCGCGCCGGTAGACTGTTGGAGCTTAGAGGCGCTATCAATCGCTTGTTTACCCATAGCGATGACCGCGCCCGCGGCTACGGTAGCGGCCGGTTGGACCTTATTCAGTTTGCGCTCGAGGCCGTCCAGGCCGCCCGCGGCCTCCTTGAATCCGGCTACCGCTTTTTTCGCGTCCGAAATGATACGGACTGAGAGGATAGCAGTCTTACTAGCCACTTTGCTTACTAACCTCCCTCAGGATATCTATCATCGTTGCCTGAATTTCATCATCCAGGGCGAGCACTTCGGCCGGGCTGATTTTCCAGGCGTAACTCAGCTCAATCAGGGTACGGGCGAGAGTACCCTCAGGAATTATTTTCCCGTGGCGTCATCCTCGAGCTCTTCATCGCGGGACTCTACCTCGAGGCAATCAGTTTCCTTGAACTCATCCCAAGTACCGGAATACTTATTCTCTCGCTTAAGGCTCGCCCATGCGAGATACGTCATTCCCAAAAAGGGCGCTTTTTCAAACGTAGGCCATCCATTACGAGTAGCGGCCATATCCCAGCGAACCCTATCAGGGTTGAGGATGGTCGCCTCATGCTGTTCACCATTAGCGAGCGTTACATCTAGTTTCAGAGACATATTTCTATTTTCCTTTGATTTTCGATAGTGCTTTATTTACGAGCGACTCATATAGGCGAATCCAGGTTGGCTCAGTGGCCTGAGCTGAGTAGGAAAGAAAGGGGTTAGCCTTGATATTACGTGCTTTCCAGCCCCAATGAATCGGCGCGGCGTAGGGCACGCCATTTTTTGATTTGCGGTTGTTACCCGCCCTCACGATACCGGCCGTCTTAGTACCGGATGAGCGTACCGACGCCATGAGGCGACCGGACCTCGTAGGGGCCCAGCTTTTTGCTTTACCCGATACGATACCGGCCGCGGCGGCGTTAGCTTCTTTCAGGTCTTGTAGGTCGCTACCGGCGTCCCTGAGGGTGCGGCGTAATTGCCGCCCGCCCTCAATTTTCAATCCCTGATAAACCATGAGCTCTACTTAGCAGGCTCGTTAGGGGTGAATACCGGGTCCCCTGCGAAACTGAACTCAATATCAGAGGTATTCTTTTTGCCTACCTCGCCACCCAGCTCGAGCGGCTGAATTACTACAGAGCCGGTAATTTTTGCGGTGCCAGTGGTGGGGGTAAATGTTACAGACTTGATTTCGCCCCTGTTTTTCCAGGTGTACTCTAGAATCCCGCCCTTAGTGAGGTCCTGATATGCCTCGCCCTCGAGCTTAGCCTGATAGGTGGTATCGCCCGGCATAGTGCCACCGCATAGCGTGGGTACGGCGTCATCTTCGTCGATATCCCAGGTGATTTTTACCTCAGTCATCTGGCATGAGATATCTAGCTCATCACCTCCGATTTTCAGCTCGCCAGGGCCTAGCTTTTGAGCGCGTGGGGCGCGTGCAACCATGATTACTCTCCTAAGAAATGTTTACTGATAGTCGATAGGCGGGCAATGGTGCCGCGCCATGCGGTAGGGTTACGGACTCATCCAGGGCACTGGATACAATCTCGAGGGCGTCATCGTTGTGGATGGCGTCGATGAGTTTCTCGAGCATGCCGTCTAGAGTCTCGAGGGCGGGGATAACTCCCGTATCACGGGTGATTAGGTAAACATCCGCAACTGTGGTAAAGAATCCCGGCAGAGTCTCGGTGTCCAGGCGGCGGGCGCATATCCAGACCCCGGGCGGGTTAATTTTCGGCGGGTCTAGGGTAGCTGATATACCGGCGTCTTTTGTCACTGTGACCATATGGTCTAGTTTGTCTTTAATCATCCAACCACCGGCTTAGCATATCGGCCTAACTCGAGCAACTGTGCTAGGTCCGGGTCGTTACGAGAGACGTAGACCGGGCCTAGCTCGCCCATAGCCTCAACACCGGCCGGGGAATCCCGGCGACGGTAGACTCGCTGAGCTAACATCTTCGCGCCCTGCCGCCAATAGGCGGGCCACTCTTCACGGTCCCCTTTATAGGACTTAATCAGAGCGTTGACGGCGGATACCACATCCTCAACCTCAGGGCGCTCGCGCTCCCCTAGTTGCATGGCGTGCAATACCTCATCGGCGGCGATGATGTCAGACATGATTAGGCCTCGTTGTTGTCAGCGACCGGGGCGGCCGGGGTGGTATTGAACGGGATAGACACAACACCCTGAGAGTTATTCAGAATGGCGGCGTAGTATCCGAAAATACCGGAATCCTTACCTCCGTGGTCAATGCGTTCAGCGTCGACACGAATAGGCGAGCCCGGTAGCTCGAACCAGGTCATCGCTTGCTTAGCGTAGGCTACTACCTGCCCCTCAGGTACGAGGTCCGTAGCGAGGAAACGCTCAGGGCGTACACCTAGCAGGTCCAGATAGGCCGGGTTGTCCAGCTGGGTAATCTGGAATAGACCGAACATAGAGGCCGGGTTAACCAGGTAGGTCGTTGGCTCAACTCGCGTACGTTGCTTGATGATGAGGCGGGCGCGGGCCGCGGCGTGCAGCAGGTCCGGCTCAGTTCCGGTAGTTACGGCCGGGGCGGCCTTGGCGGAATCAAAGGCGAACTTGGCGGCGCGCTCATCGGTCTTTAACTTGTAGTCCACAACGCGGGCGTTGAAGAATGCCTCGAGAAACTCGCGCTCGTTAAAGTCAAAATATGCGCGGTCGATATCGTGTCCGGCGGCGAGTCGCTTGGCGTTGACCTCTACCGGCTCCGTAGCGACGGTGTTAGTAGGAATTTCTGCCTTGTCGCCCGCGTAGTCATCGACCTCAGGCTTTTGGGTGAAACGCCAGCCAACGGCTTTCATGCGGGTGAGGGTGGCCTGAGTGAACGTGGGGACGATCTCTCGCTCGTAGTCCGCGCCGTCCCACATTTGGCCCAACCACTGAGGGGGATACGGC